TTATAGAAGACATTTTCTTTATGTTTGATAAAGACTTCATTTCTTGAGGAAGAGCTTGGTAATTATCTAATGATCTTTCCAAAAAATCATCTAAATCTACAATCTGCTGCTCTTCATGTAAGGAAATAGTTCCACTCGCTCTTTTTTCCAATAGTTCTGTCAGTTCTTTTTGGGCATTGGCTATAGATGTTTTATATTTTTGAATTTGCGAATATACTTTCTCGTGAAATTTGGACTTAACATTTTTATCTTCTTTTGTCAATAACAATTTTACATAGACCAAATTCACATCTTCAGTATCAGCTACAGCATCATCATCATATGATGTAATAACAAAACATGGGAAATTAGGCCTTATATCACGATATTGCGTAACAAGTTCCACACCATTATAGTTGACATTGTATTTTATATCAGATTTTATATCATTCAGCA